TGATCAGAAAGAACTAGCGCTAATAATACCGGCGTTATGGATGAATGACGCCGCTACCCTTATACAGTTGGAGGTCGAATATGGGCGGAAGAGGATCCCGTCTCGCTTCCCGTGTCAACGCTACCGCAAGCGGCGGTGGCGGTGGCGCAGGCGGCGGTGCACAAGTAAATACAGCTACACCGGCACAACAGCAACCGCAGTTGCAACAGCAGATGCCGAGTGCACAGCAGGTACAGAACCAGAACGCTAATTTCCCGGATACCGATACAGCAGGGTTCCACAAATTAGTTGGTGGACGTCAGTATTATCAGAATCAGGCGCTTGATATCGATGCGCGTACAGTTCTTCCGGATTATCTGGATCCGAGGACAACACCGGGCTCGTTATATAGTGCGGCGCAGAACATGAATTACGCGATCGCGCATGGCCAGCAGTTGACCGGACAGCAACAGTTCATGTATGACAGCATCCAGTCTGCTATGCATAACCTCGGGCAGAATCTGACGCTTACACGGTATGATCATGGCGGGGCTCTTGATAGCATTCTTGCTCAGTCAGGCGTGACAGGAGGCCGCGGCGGATTAACCGCGTCTCAGCTGAAACAGTTATTGGTGGGTAAAACCTATTCAGACAATAGAATTTTGTCCACGTCATATAACGATTTCAAGCATGCTGGGGCAAATGCTGGCACATTTACATCTCGTGAAATTAAGTTTTCGTATCTTGCAAAAGCGAGTACGCAGGCTCTCATGCCCGGTAATGGCCCCGGCGGCCAATTCGGGGAGATCCTTCTGGGCGCGACAGGTACAAATGGTGGGCACAATAATTATAAGATCGTCGATGTCAAATATTCAGGCGCCAGCGCCCGTGTAAAGGGCGGGTCTGTAGGAAGCGGCGGTCTTAAGCAGATAGAGATTGTGGTCGAAGTAGACTAAGGAGGCAAAACATGGCAGGAAAAAAGAATGACACCCCGGCTAATTATGGCCGATGGGATACGTTTGATGGTACGGTAAAAGTCACAAGCAAAAACACACCGAGCCAACAGCGGCTTGTAGACGAGATCAACGCACAGCGGAAAAAAGCCGCTAAGCAGGGCTCAAAGAAAAAATAATACGGAGGGGCGCCATGGGCGGCAGAGGAGGAAGAAGCGGATCTGGCGCAAACAGGCGCACCGCAACTAACAGCACATTATCGCAAAGAGTTACAAATCAGGCCAACAATCCGGTTCCAAATATACAGAATCAGGTTCCTACACCGCAGAATACACCGGTCGCGTCGTCAGCTGATATTTATGCAGATCTTGCGGCGATGACAGATGCACAGCTTGCGCAGGTATACAGAGATTCGCAAAGGACTAGCTTGCCGAATCACCTGAACGATAATCCGGATGTAACACAGAAATTCGTGTATTCCATAGGATTGAATGAACGACCAATGGTACTTGACGCGGCGTCATTTAATCAGTTTATGTCTGACAATAACATCCCGCAGTCCCAGCTCCTTGCACGAAGCGTGAATGGCGGCGTTGTTACGACGACGGCAGGGAACCGAGTGGGCATTACAGCGCAGGATATTTTGGATCAGATGAAATACAGCCGCCTGAATTATATTGGTGGCAAGCATGGCGGACAGGCGTACGGCGCGGGTACATACTTTGATATGACTGGCGGGCGAAATACTGGTTACGGGCAGACTACAGCCGTGGCGGTTCTTAACCCGGCAACGGCGCGTGTTATAACGGACGCTCAGCTTTCTCGTATGGCTCATGCTTTTGATCAATCGCACCCGCAGTTTGCGAGAGCAACGGGCGGCTATAACACAGGATACAGCGGTGGTCGGAATAACATGTCAGTGTATGCGGTTGTTATGGGATACAACGTCATTAAAGACGCTCACGGAACATATCACAATGTCATCGATCGTGCGGCGTTAACTTACAGGCAGTAACGGAGGCTAGGTATGGCATACAAGGAATTAAAGCTTGAAAAGGGAGCGGCTAAGGGGCTCTATGACCTGTGGAACGCAGGTATGGATAAGCCGAAGAAAGCGGCTCCAAAGAAAGCGGCTCCAAAGAAAGCGGCTCCAAAGAAAAAATAAAAAGTGCATTTCCTGAAAGCGCATCTTCGGATGTGCTTTTTTATTGCTACGAGGAGGGAACATGGCAAACGAAAAAACACCGGAAGGCAATAATCCGAAGTTTAAGAATGTCAAAGAAATAGAAGCCCTCGTCGATGATTATTTCAAGTGGTGTGATGGGACGCTATTAACGGACGAGGAAACGGGTCTGCCGATCCTCAATAAGTTTGGCAACCCGGTGTACTTGGATACGCATGTACCGACGATCACCGGTCTCGCTTATCATCTTGGCTTCAAGTCGAGAAAAGACCTGCTGAGGTATGCGGTGAAAAGCAAGAAGGCGTATACGGAAGCCGTAAATCGGGCCAAGATGCGCGTCGAGCGGTATACTGAAGAGCGGTTGTTTGACAGGGAAGGCGCCAACGGTGCCAAGTTTGCCCTAGCAAACAACTTCGAGGGATGGGATGCAGAGCAGAAACGGAGTGTGGATGAGAACAGAACATCTGCCGTCCAGATCATCTGCGACATCCCGAGGAACACACCTACACCGGTGATTACCGTTAATGCAGACGATGCCACAGTAGAAGCTCTCCCGGATAAGGAGGAAACGGAAACAGATGTCCGAACCGATCAGGCTGTCTGACATTATCGCGCCTGCATTTTATCCGGTGCACTGGGACTTAGTAGATGGGGGGCACACGTACTACGACCTGTTTGGAGGGCGTGGATCTACTAAATCATCATTCATCGGCGTTGAGATCCCACTGGGGATGATGCAGGATCCTGACGCGAATGCGATCGTTTTCCGTAAGGTGGCATCGACGCTCGGCACGTCTGTGTTCGAGCAGTGCCTGTGGGGCATCGAGATGCTTGGGGCAACAGACCTGTGGAAAGTATTTACATCGCCGTACAAGCTGATGTACAAGCCCACAGGGCAGGTGATCCTCTTCCGTGGTCTTGACCGGGCGAAGAAAATGAAGTCCGTAAAGGTTGCGAGGGGTTACTTCAAGTACCTGTGGTTTGAAGAGCTGGACGAGTTCGCAGGGGAGGAAGAGATCCGTTCTGTACAGCAGTCCGTCCTCCGTGGCGGGCCGAGCTATGTGGTCTTTAAATCTTTCAACCCGCCTATTTCGAAGTCCAACTGGGCAAATCAGTATGTGATGCGGCCAAGGGCGGGAGCCCTGAGGCATAAATCCTGTTACACTGAGGTGCCTGAGGAATGGCTCGGACAGCAGTTCATCGACGATGCGGAAGACCTGAAGCAGACAAACCCGAGAGCGTACGAGCATGAATATCTTGGCGAGCCGGTTGGTACCGGCGGCGAGGTATTTGAAAATGTCACGACGCGGGAGATCACAAAGGAAGAACGGGCTCGTTTTGACAATATTTTCATGGGGATTGACTGGGGCTGGTACCCGGATCCCTTCCACTGGTCGAAGATGCATTACGACAGCACAAGGAAAGTGCTTTACATTTTCGACGAGTACAACGTGAATAAGCAGTCCAATGCAGAGACGTGGAATGCGCTCGTAATGTTAAAGGGCGTTACCCAGCAGGATCTGATCACGGCGGATTCGGCAGAGCCAAAGTCCGTTGCGGACTACCGTGACTATGGCGCGATGTGCCGACCGGCGGTAAAAGGCCCGGACAGCGTCAGGTACGGAGTGAAGTGGTTGCAATCCCTGAATGAGATTGTGATCGACCCGGCTACATGTCCGGAAACAGCGAGGGAGTTCACGACATACGAATACGAACGAACTGAATCTGGCGAGGTCATGAGTGGCTATCCGGATGTGAATAACCATTCCATAGACTCCGTCCGGTACGCGATGGAGCGCGTATGGAGGCGTAAGGGACAGTAGAGGAGAACAACGGTAATGCTTTTCAGCAGACTACTATCAACGATAAAGGAGGTTATCCGCAAAGTGATACCCTATAAGGATATAGAGCAGGTTGAAAAAGTGGAATCACCTCTGTCTACGGAGATGGTCAATGCGCTTGATCTGTGGTACGAAATGTACCTCGACAAAGCGCCGTGGCTGACGCCTACTACAGTTCATTCGCTGAACCTGCCGTCATTTATATGCTCGGAAATTGCACGCCAGATGGTGCTGGAATTCAAGTGGAATATCTCAGGCACCGAGGTGGACAAGAATGGGGATCTGATCATGAACCCCCGGGCGCAGTTCCTCAAAGATGAATTTGAAAAGCTGGTACAACAGCTGAGGCCGAAGCTGGAGCAGGCTCTGGCGGCGGGCGGCGTGGTGATCAGGCCGTACCCGTACAACGGGCACATCTGCTTCGACTGGACGATGGACTGGGGGCTCTACCCTATCGCGTTTGACGATACGGGAATGCTGTCTGACGTCGTTTTCCGTGATACCTATGAAAACGGGAAGGCGCACTATACCCGTCTTGAGCGGCACGTGACCAATAAGGACGGCAGTGTTTCTCTGTCTCAGCGGGCGTTCAAATCCACGAATAAAGATACGATCGGCACCGAGGTTCCTCTGTCAGATGTCCCGATGTGGAGTAATCTGGCTAAAAACTCAAAGGTGACTAACGCTGGCGGGAAGCTGTTCGGGTGGTTTAAGACCGCCCACGCCAATACGATCGACGTGGAATGCCCGATGGGCGCAAGCGTGTATGCAAGGGCAACAAAGTTAATCGAACAGGCAGACGTTCAGTATTCTAACTTCCTCTGGGAGTTTGAAGCGTCCCAGATGGCGGTGGATGTGGATCCAAGTGTCCTGCGTCCAAGAAAAGGCGCGGACGGAAAGATGGAGACGCCGAAACTGAATGAGCGGCTGTTCCGTGGCGTGGATCTTAATTCTGACGAGTCCTATCACGTATTCGCCCCGCAGATCCGCGAAGCGGCGCAGACGAAGGGCCTTAATCAACTGTTCATGATTATCGAGGATCTGGTCGGGCTTGCGCGTGGTACAATTTCCGACTCCAATGTGGAAGCGAAGACCGCGACAGAGCTGAAGATCAATAAACAGCGCTCTTATGCAACGGTTGCTGACAATCAGGCGGCTCTGGAAACTTGCCTGCGGGATGTGATCCACGCGATGGACGTGTACGCTACACTCTATGGGCTTGCCCCGGAGGGAGAGTACGAGGTGTCCTTTGAGTGGGACGACAGTATTGTTACCGACTCTGACATGCA